CCGGGCGCGGAAAGGTCACCGCGCCGATCTTCCTGCTGGTGCCGCAGGTCAAGTTGCCGAAGCGGCTGGACCTTAACCGGGACGCAGAGCGGGCACTGGACAGCGTACCGGGGCTGATCGTGGCGAATTGGGTGGACGAGCGGCTGTGATCAACGACACCGAAATGGGGGCGAGCCAGCGCATGGCTCCGATTACCAGCGTCATCGCTGCGTCTTAGCGCCGATCCAGCTTGCCGAATTCACTGTCCAACAGCGAGCGGATCTTCTTCGCCGCGCCGCGCAGGGCCGCGTCCACATTGGCGTCATTGTGGGTGACGGTTTGCGGCTGCATCCCCTCGGGTCGTGCCTCGATGGTGCAGCGAATATCATCGGCTCCGCCCTTGGCAGCGTTGACATCGACCAGATGCACTTCCACTCGCGAGAGACGGTCCGCCAGATGCCCCAGCGCTGACGTTACAGTGCTTTCGGCCACTTCGGCCAAGCGCTCATCGCCTTGAATATTGGCATCGGTATTCAGTTGGAACTGCATGTTGATTCTCCTGTGTGTGATCACCTGACATGAATAACCATGAAGATGATTGATTCAGCGCAAGACCACCTGCGCGATCAGTAAAAACGCTAGCGCTTTGATAGCGTGAGCAAGGATACGAAGCCACCGCCAATGCCCACTCCACGTGAAACCATACTCACCGTGCTGCACGCGCGGCTCTCGGCGCTGCCCGCCACGGCCTTGCGCGGCGATGTGCTACCCGAGCGATTGCCCACTGAGGGTCTGCTGATCCTGCGCGACGGCGACCCCGGCGAGCCCGAAGTGACGCTTTCGCCCTTGCGCTATCATTACCAGCACCGTGCCGAGATCGAAGCAGTCGTGCAGGGAACTGACCGTGACGCCGCCTTCGATACGCTGACCGCCAGCATCGGCGCGGCGATTGCCGCCGACCGCACGCTGAGTGGCCACTGTGACTGGGTTGAGGCGGAAGCACCGCGACCGGTCGATCTGCCCGTCGAGGGCGCGGCCAGCCTGAAGGCTGCCATCATTCCGGTGGTCCTGCATTATTCCACGGCTGATCCACTCAGCTGATCCCGACAACCCGAGGAGAACACGATGGCACGAGCCCAAGGGGCGCGAGCGCAGATGGCGCTTGCGTTCGAGACAAGTTATGGAACGCCGCCGGTGGGTGGCTTTACGAAAATGCCCTTCGCCAGCACATCGCTTGGCGCGGAGCAGCCGCTGCTGAATTCGGAACTTCTGGGCTATGGCCGCGATCCGCTGGCGCCGATCAAGGATGCGGTGACGGCCGATGGCGATGTCGTTGTGCCGCTCGACGCAGAAGCCTTCGGCTTCTGGATGAAGGCGGCTTTTGGTGACGCAACTACGACCGGCACCGGCCCCTGGACCCACGAGTTTCAGTCAGGAAACTGGACGCTGCCCAGCATGTCGATTGAGACCGGCATGCCAGAGGTGCCGCGATTTGCGATGTATTCTGGCTGTGTGCTCGATCAGATCAACTGGCAGATGCAGCGCTCTGGCCTGCTGACGGCGACGGCGCGGCTCGTGGCACAGGGCGAGACGGTGGGCACGACGACGAATGCAGGCACGCCAGCAGCGCTGGAGCTGAAGCGCTTCGGCCACTTCAACGGGGCGATCACCCGCAACGGCTCCGCCCTCGGCAATGTGGTCTCGGCCGACATCACCTATGCCAACAACCTCGACCGCATCGAGACCATCCGCTCGGACGGGCGCATCGACGGGGCGGATCCCTCCATCGCCGCGCTGACCGGCTCCATCGAAGTGCGCTTTGCCGACCAGACGCTGGTGACGCAGGCGATCAATGGCGATCCCTGCGAGCTCGAGTTCGCCTACGTCCTGCCCTCTGGCGAGAGCTTCACCTTCACGGTGCATGCCGTCTATCTGCCACGCCCCCGCATCGAGATTTCCGGCCCGCAGGGCGTGCAGGCCACCTTCGACTGGCAAGCCGCGCGTGACAGCGTGGTCGGTCGGATGTGCACCGCAACCCTGATCAATGACATCGAGGAATACTAGATGCTGACACTCGATCTGACGAACGCACCGCGCTGGCACGACCTTGCGCCTGGCGTGCGGGTGCAGCTGCGCCCGCTGACCACGGCGCTGATGGTGGCGACGCGCAGCGATCCCGTGGTGGAGACGCTGCCCGAAGGTGCCAGTGACGAAGACCGTGCCGTCGCGTTTGCCAAGGCGCTGGCACGGCGGGCGGTGCTCGCCTGGCAAGGCATCGGAGACGCTGAAGGCGATCCTATTGAGCCCAGCCCTGACGCCATCGACGCGCTGCTCGACATCTGGCCGATCTTCGAGGCCTTCCAGCTGACCTATGTTTCCAAAGGTTTGCTGCTGGAACAGGAAAAAAACGTCTCCGCGCTCTCGCCGAATGGTCCTTCGGCGGGGGCGAACGCTACTGTGAAGCCTGCGCACAAGCCTGCCCGGACTGCCCGGCGCGGCTGAACCAGCCGGACACCTTTGAGGGCTGGCAGGTCTGGGATCTGGTCGCTCGCCTCGGCGGGCAACTGCGTGTGCTGCCCGGCGCGGTGATCGGCTGGGATTTGAACGCGGCGCTCGCGCTCGGGGGCGCGCTTGACATCCCGCCCGTCGCAATGGCTGAACTGTTGCCGGTGATCGAGGCGGTGATGGTGCGCAAGCTGAACGCCGAAATGGCCGCAAACGGCGGTCCGGGTTCAGCCATTCGATCACCGCCGACGCAAGACGAGGACCCTCAAGGCTGCTCGGTACGATCACGGTAATCCGTCACGGACGCCCCGCGCGCGAGACCCTTCAGGCTATCACGTTTCGGGATCGGCACCAGAAGCACGCCGGTGCCCTTGGGAACGAAGGCAAAGGTCAGCCCGGCCTCCCAAGCGTGCGCGGTGCGGATCGCCTTGGGGATCGTTATCCGGAATTTCGAAGACAGAATGGTGGTTTTCGAAATGCTCATACATTCGGCTGAACGAGGAAATGGCCTCAGGCGGCAGTGAGGGGTGTGATATCTGAGACATCGACGGTGTCCCGCGCCCGCGCAAGGTCCCAGCCCCGCTGCAGGTTCATCCAGTATTCCGGCGTTGTGTCGAAGAAGGTCGCGAGCCGCATGGCCGTGTCCGCGGTCAGCGCCGTCTCGCCCTTCACCAGCCGTTCGATCCGGGTGCGCGGCACGTGCAGGCGCTTCGCCAACCCGATGGCGCTCAGATCGAGCGGCCTGAGGTAGAGCTCTTTCAGAACCTCGCCCGGATGCGATGGATTTGTCATCAATGTCATGTCGCGCCCTCTCAATGGTAGTCGGTGATCTCGACGTCGGCCGGTCCCTGTTCGGTCCACACAAAGCAGATGCGCCATTGGCCGTTTATGCGCACCGAATGCTGCCCGGCGCGGTCGCCCTTGAGCCCTTCGAGCTGGTTTCCCGGCGGAAACCGAAGATCCTCCAGGACCACGGCCGCATCGAGTGCAGACAACATTGCCCGCGTTCGCTTGACCAGATCGGCCGGGAAGCCCTTGCCGAACCGGTCCTTGACCGCGTTCGCCGCGCGCTTGCCCTTTGTGTTGACGATCATGAGGTATATGTATCACGACGTGATACGCGTTGCAAGGGTGGAGCCACCTCGCTCGTACCGCCAATCAACAATCAGGATATCTGACCATGGCCGAGAAACGTGTCAGCGTCCGTCTTGCTGCGGTCGGCGGAAGGCAGGTGCGCGCGGAACTGGAAGGCGTGGGCGAGGCCGGATCGCGCGGCTTCGGGCGGCTCAGCCGGGAGATGGAAGCGGCGAATGCCCGGATGGCGGCGTTCTCGCGCCGGGTGAAAGTGGCAACAGCGGCGGCCGTTGCCGCCGCGCTGGCAGCCGGTGTCGCCATGGTGCGCTCCGGCCTGCAGACCGTCGACGCGCAGGCCAAGCTGGCGCAATCGCTCGGCACCACCGTCGCCTCGATCCAGACCCTCGAGAGGGCGGGTGAACTCGCGGGCGTCTCCATCTCCGGCATTGAACAGGCGACAAAGGATCTGACGCGACGGCTCAGCCAGGCGGCCGCCGGAACCGGCCCAGCCGCTGATGCGCTGGACCGGCTCGGGCTCTCGGCCACTGAGCTGATCGCCCTGCCGCTCGACCAGCGTGTCGGCGCGATCAATGCGGCTATCGAGGGATTTGTGCCTGCCGCCGAGCGTGCGGCGGTGGCGGGCCAGCTTTTTGGCGAAGAAGGCTCCATCGCCATGAGCGGGATCGACACGGCCACGCTGCGCCAGGCGACAGAGGATGTTCTGGCTTTCGGTGTCGTCGTCTCAGAGCAGGACGCCGACCAGATCGAACGCACCAATGACGCGATTTCCCGCCTCGGGTTGATCTGGCGCGGGCTATCGAACCAGCTGGCGGTCGCTGCCGCACCTGCGCTGGAAGCCGTTGCTGACGCAATGGCGGCAATCGCGAGCCGCACCGGGCCGCTCGGGATCGCCATTCGGGGCCTGTTCGACAACATCGGCCGCCTCACCACCTACGCTGCGACCTTTGCGGGGTTTCTCGCAGGACGCTGGGTCGCCGCGATGGCCGCCGCCGCGCTCTCGGTGCGCGGGCTCGCCACGGCACTGGTCGTCGTGCGCGGAGCACTGATCCGCACCGGCATCGGCGCGCTGATCGTCGGCGCGGGTGAGTTGGTCTATCAGTTCACCAAACTGGTGTCCGGGGCCGGTGGCTTTGGCGCCGCCATGGGGCTGATGGGCGATGTCGCCAAGGCTGTCTGGGACGGCGTCACCGCCACTGCAGGATCGTTCGCCGATGATTTTCGGGCAATGGGCGCGGATATTGAGCGCATCTGGACCCGGTTGATGGCGTTCCTGTCGACCAAATGGGCAGAGTTTCTCGGGAAGATCGGCCCGACCTTCAATGCCGTGGCCGAGGAGATCGGTGTCGACAGCCGGATCGACTGGTTTGGCGCCATGTCCTATGCCTCGATGCTGGAACACGCCGCCAACAACGCCGGGCACAGGGCTGACCGTTACCGCGAGCGCGCCGCGGCAACACGCGCCGGGGCGTTTGACGGGGTCGGCCCGGCTTTGCAGGCACTGGGCGACGCCATGTCGAGCGGAGACGATACCGGCAGTGATGCGCTGGATCAGGCCACCGCAGCGGCGGAGCGGTTCGAGGCGACGCTTGGAGATGCCGGGCGGGCGGCGACGGATGCGGGTGCCGCGGCCGGGACTGCGGCCGCAGCAGCCGAACCCGATACCGAAGCCGCCGTTTCGGGCTGGCAGGCGGTCACGACCGCGCTGTCGGACTATGCCAGCAAAGCGCGCGATATTGGCGGGGACATTGGCCAGAGCCTCGTCAGCGCGTTCCAGTCGGCCGAGAACGCCGTGGGCGAGTTCGTGAAGACCGGAAAGCTGAGGTTTGGCGATCTGGTGACCTCGCTGATTGCCGATCTGGCCAAGCTCGGCGCGCGCAAGTTCATCCTCGGGCCGATCGCCAACGCGCTCTCCGGCGCATTCGGGGGCGCAGGTGGCGCTGGCGGGATCTTCGCCAACATCCTGCATGCGGGCGGCATGGTCGGAGCGACCGGAACCTCACGGATGGTCCCGGCCATGGCGTTTGCAGCCGCCCCACGCATGCATACCGGCGGCGTTGCCGGACTGCGGCATGACGAGGTGCCCGCGATCCTGCAACGTGGCGAGCGGGTGCTGTCGCGGCGTGAAGCACAGAGCTACGGCGGCGGTGGGGTCAATGTCACCATCATGGCCCGCGACGCCGAGAGCTTCCGGCAATCGCGCACGCAGGTTGCGGCCGACATTGCCCGTGCGGTCTCGCTCGGACGGAGGGGCATGTGATGGCGTTTCATGAGGTCCGGTTTCCGGACAATATCAGCCGCGGTGCGCGGGGAGGACCGGAACGGCGTACCCAGATCGTCGAGCTGGCCTCGGGCGACGAGGAGCGCAACGCCAGCTGGGCCAATTCGCGCCGCCGCTACGATGTCGCCTACGGCATCCGCCGCGCTGACGATCTCGCGGCGGTCGTGGCATTTTTCGAGGCGCGCAACGGACGGCTGCATGGCTTTCGCTTCAAGGACTGG